AATGCTTCTGTGCGATTAACTGGTGGCGTAATGGAAGTTAATGTTGAGGCGAAGATCGCAGGATTGATTTACTTCGTTCCGATTAGCCTCACCCTCAGCCAGGTAACACAAGAAGCATCACAATAAATAAACTGTTATAATATAAAATCCTAGTAGGGCTGCCTGAGAAGGTGGCCCTAACTTTTTTCTCATAATTGATTATGCCACATAAATCTAACAGTTATAAATAAGATATAGCTATTAACTTATTTAATATATACCACAAAAGCCTAATCTTTAGTATACCGGTAAAATTAATTCCTATAGGAGTAATCACAAAATGGCTAGATCACAAATATTAACAGGAGCGCGGGCAAAAGTCCTGATTAACGGCACGACAGTTGGGCTTTTTACCAACTGCTCTTGGTCGATTAGACAAGACAAACAGCCCGCTTTTATATTGGGCAGACACAGCCCGGCGGAGATCACACCTACCGCCCAAGAAGCCGTTAGTTTGACATTAACAGGCTACAGGGTAGTAGATGCTGGCCCTTATAAGGTAGCTAACGCCACATTGTTAAAAAACCTGCTTGAAGAAGAGGATTTCACTGTTACAGTGCTTGATCGTCAAACCGGCAAGGTTATATTCAGCGCTTTAGGGTGCAGAGTACTTGGATGGAGTAGCGGTGTAGCATCGCGAGGATTATCCGACGTAAGTATAAACATCTTAGGCCTGCTAGGTCAGGATGAATACGGCGAATCCCAGGGCGGAGACGGTGAATCAAATACCGCTTCTAACCTAGATGATGGCGCATAATACTTACTAATCACTGTACTAAAATAAAATGGCACCTGTCTTCGGGCAGGTGCTTTTTTATTTAATAAGTACTTAAAATTTATGGTATATCATAAATATGAAGGGCTCTTTTTTAACTCCCGAAGACATCCAAAAACGCCTACCAGAAGGTATTGTATTGGTCCCGGAGACTTTTAAAGGTGTAACCAAACCGGCGACTTTTATAGATAAAGAATACGGTGAATTTGTTGGTATAGTTCGCCTAGTAACATCTCGACAAAAACGCCACCCAGCCAGGAAACGGCTGCCACATAGTACCCCGGAAGATATACAAAAACGTTTGCCCGAATATCTGACGCTTGTTAAACATACCTATAAGGGCTGGAAACATACTGCTGTCTTTATTGACCGGGATTACGGCGAGTTTGAGGGTCTGGTATGCAATGTGGTGGCTAAAAACAAACACCACCCCAATCGCGCCAAAGAAATAGCGGCTAAGAAGCGCGCCCCTATTGACCAAATAATTAAAGATTTGGATATTTTAAATCAATCTATGGCCAATTCTGATAATTGTTCCGCAACGGGCAGTGCAATTATAACTATCAAGCCTGAAACGTATCGTGGCAAAAAGTCCATTGCCACGTTTATAGATAGCGAATACGGGGAATTTACTGGGTGTGTTAGAGATGTCTTATCGGGAGCCAAAAAACACCCTGATCGCGCTCAAGCTGAAAATAATAATATAAAGCCGATTGATGAAGTAATAAAAAAATTGCCCGATGGTATATCAATAAAACGAGATACTTATAAAGGCATGTCTCGTCCTGCCATAATGATAGATGAGCAGTATGGAGAATTTGAGGCCAGCCCCACATCTGTAATTTATAGCGGGAAAAAACACCCCGAGCGAATCAAAGAAAATATTAAAAAAGCACGTATGTCTTTGTTGGAACATTTTACTAGTCGAATGCCTGAAGGCATAACTATGGTACCGGAAACTTTTAAAGCCGGTAACCAGCCAGCTACATTTATAGATTCAGAATATGGTGAATTTACCGGACTGCCATCTGATGTTATATTAGGTAAAAAAATACACCCAGCCAGAAAAGGTCTCAAAAAGAGATTGCCAAGCAATGAAATACTAAAAAGATTGCCAGAGTATATTACTTTTCTCGGAGAAACCCCAGTTATGTCTGAGCAGGGCACATTTTTTAATAGCCGTTGCGGCCATACTTTTACTACGACTATCGGATTTGTAGCGCGGGGCGTACAGTGCAATAAATGTCATGGTTCATCTAAAGGTGAGCGAGATTTGTATGCTTGGGTTCAGACTTATTGCCCCGATGCCCTGTACCGGCATAAGGTAGGCGGAGTAGAGGCAGATATTGTAGTGCCTTCTAAAAAAATTGCCATAGAGTTTAACGGTGCTTATTGGCATTCTCATATTTATAAGTCAAATAATTTTCATCGTGACAAAACTGAACATTTTAATGCCAATGGTTTTACTTTAATACACGTATGGGAACATGAATGGAAATATAAATCTGCTCAAATTAAGTCTTATTTGCGGTCTAAATTAGGCAGCAACTTAAGGCGGGTTTTTGCCAGAAAATGTATAATAAAAACAATCAGCTACCAAATAGCATCTGATTTTCTAAATAGGTATCATATTAGGGGCAGTTTCCCTAAAAGTCTGTTTATTGCAGCATTTGGTCTTTTTAATAGAAATGAACTATTGGCCGTAGTTACTGTAGGAAAGCATCATCGCAATTCTACAAAAGGTTTGCTAATAAATAGAGTGTGCTTTGCTGAGGGTGTTTTGGTGCATGGTGGACTAGCTAAAATCTGCAAACATGCAGCAAAAACACTGGGTTGTGATTTATACACCTTTGTAGATTTATCTAAGTCTAACGGAAAATCTTACAGTAAAGCCGGCTTTGTGCTAGATAAAAAAATAAACCCCGATTACTTTTATTGCTCTCAAGTGCTATGTTATGTTTCTAAGCAGGCACGAGCAAAAAACAAAGTGGGCACACCCAAGGGAATGACTGAATTTGAGCACGCAGAATTAGATGGGCTTTTAAGGGTGTATGACTGTGGCAAGCTAAGACTGCGAATATCCCCTTAATCCAGACAGATTTTTTCAGTCACGACTTTCTTTTTGTATAAAACACCTTTTCTAAGGTAGGTGATTGTAATATGCCTGCCGACCGCGCCTCTTATGCTAGAATCACCCCAAACTATTACATCACCAACTTGTAGGCCGATTCGGTCGGCAACATAACCTGGAGCGATTTCTTTGATTGTATTAGTTGCTCCCTCGTACTTTATACCTATGCCTCCATAGTATCGCTTACAATAAGCGCCCGCCCCCTTTTCTGTAAATATCTCGGTAACTGGGTATTGTTGCGACCCATTTTTTGGACTAGAGAACATTAAAAGGTGTAAAATATATGCCAATAGATACATCAAAATAGGCAATATGTGTAACAGTACGGAAATAACCCATGGTGATAAAAACAGGCGTTTAATTTTCATCCGTTTTCCTATTCATAGAATCATCCGAATCTAAATAATCCAATAAGCATAATACCGCCGCAATCGGCCATAACAATACATTGAATAGAAAACCTTTAATGACTGAATGCAAGGTTGCATTGTCAAAAACATGAATTCTGGCTACCGACACCCCAAAATAAAAACCGAATCCTACACACAAATATAGCTGCGCCAGATAAAATATCATAACACACCCACTAATGGCGGATTCACTATTGGCTTATCCCATCTATCTTTGTATTCTTTTGACATCACTCACCTCTACTTTTAATTGTTGGATTGTTCTGTACCTCATCTTTTAGTGTTTGGAAATAACTTAAATGAAACTCTAAAACATCTATAAACGATATCACTTCTGGATTATTTTTCCCTTTAATTAATTGTAAAAACTCAATATTATTGCGTAGCATCCTGATTATTTCGTCTAGTGCTGTGGTATTGTCTTGACTGCCGGATATTACAGTTGATTTATTAATCTTATTTGGCGTTTTTGGGTCTTTTAAATTACGCCGACCAGATTGGCTTAATTTGTCGCAATCATTTTCATAAATCACTGTTTTTGTAATAAAATCAATTATCTTTCCCATATCTCTGTTCCTTTTTATTCTTTTCCGCATTTAAAATGCATTAATTTAAGCAGCGCCTTTTTTCTTTTTGCTCTGTGGTACTAAATGATTATATACTTCGTCGTCAGTTTCTAGCGTTACGCATGTTCTGCAATTGAAATAGCGGTCATCGCTGCAAGGTCTGCCACACGACCTGCATATGCGTTTTTTTTCAGCATATAATGGTTTGTCAGCGTTTTCGCAATCAAAGCAAGTTTTACCGCGCTTATTACACGCCTTACAAATTAATTCCATGCCGACTCCTTTATGTGATATATAAAAATAAACATTGTTTACGCCGCCATTTTTTGTTTAAGATTTTTTAAAACAAGCTGTGCCGCGGCCTTCTCACTGCCAATCTTATCAGATAAATAGACAAAATCAAATGCAGCAATATAAATGTCTTTATTTAAAATTGATAAAAAGTCGTCAATTTCACCTTCGTCCCATAATTCAAGGCAATCTGTTACAACCTTTAAATTATCTGGTATATTATTGAATTTATTGATAAAGTAATTCAAATCTCGCAACATTTTAGTCTACCCACTCAACATTTATATCGACACCTTTAGTTTTAATATAGTCTAAGACCGCCCTTACGATAATTTCTATGCGCATTTCATTTGCATTCTGGGAGTGAAACTTTCTGGTGTTATGAAAAATTTGCATCGCAAGATCTTTAATAGGGCCAATGTCTTTTGAGCTTAATTTAACCATAAATACTCTTTTATATACTGTGTTTATTGTCACACGATGGTTTAGTTATTGATTTTATTGCAATACGGTTCAATTCGGATAGCATATCTGCGTCTATATAGTCCCAACCGCTATCGGTATATATAAAAATATCATTTAAATCTGTTACAAACATTTCGCCAACATATCTTGGGCCTGCAGGCAACTCCGATAGTTTTATATTATTTGTCATTTTTTTCATCTCTGTCTCCCAGACATTAAAAAAACAGTCGTATCATTAATAGCATCTTCTAATTGTCGATACATTTTTTCTGTAGTTATACTGTAATATTGTTGCTCTTTCCCTTCGAGTTTTTCTAAAATAATTATGTGTGGTACTCCAGTAATAGAAAACTCAAACAAAGCGTCATTTGCAGACAATTCATCTGGGTAAAACCCACTTATTCGTCCATTTTCTGCGTTTACTATATAAACCCCGCCTTTATCAATTGTATCATAGTACGACTGCATATTGTTCTCCCTTTATCTTAATGGTTTTTAGAGTGTTGAGGTTAATGCTTCTGTAGGCTTGTTTTTTCATGTCGAACACACAAACTAGGTCATAATCCGACGGTTCATAAGCCTGCTCACCGCCTTTCAGGTGCTTAGTAACACCGAGTCGGCAGTTCATCGATCTCAGGTCACCATTTTTCTTTACAAACTCTACTGTAAAAATATCATTTTTTAGGCTATTTATTACTTTAATTGCTTGTTCTTTTGTGATTTTTTTCATTACAACCTCTCTATGTTTTTATTATAGCCGACCTGAAATTAGAAATCAACATGTTTTTTATTATATGTCGACCTATCTAGGTTTTAATTATAACTGCACCCAACTATTTGATTTTATTAGTATTAATTCGATATTCTGAAACTTTACTTTATTTTGTTTAATGCCGATTGCTTTAGCGGCGTAATGGGCAGCCCAATAGGCAGCATGATATGCAATATAATCGTCAGGATTGACAGCGCGGTTTGCATAATATGTGACGGTTTCAGCATGATAAACGCATTCAGGGCGTGGGTCAAGATCAGTATCCCAATTGTAACTGTGGGTAGGGTACTTAATTGAGTATGGGTTTTGTTTTACGGCCTCCATGTTTTCATCTGTAGGATTGGCCATATATTCACGTACTACAGCAATAGCTTGTCTTGGGTTTCGGTTTTTCAAGCCATTGCTTTCATAAATGGGTAGAACTAGTTCAGCTAGCTGCAGCGTAATTTCTGCTGGCGCGTACGGTATACCTTCTGTGGTCAAATACCCAAAATGCAAAACCCTGTCTTGGATTGATTTATTAAGTTTAATCATATTAAATTATAGTCCCAGTCTCTAATCAATTTAGACTATACCAAATAGCCTAATCTTTGTAAAGAGTTCACGGGAACTCATGCCTAACAAGCAAGGATAAGGATAAAATGGCCACTACTTTTGAAAGAAGCTGGCCCGATGTATTAATCGGACCAATTTCTGTGTCAAATCATATAGTTACACTTCCAAATGTAAATGGTTTGCACACAAAGCAAAAAATAACTCTACAACTAGGCTCTCAGACCGAAGAGTTTGAAATAAAGCGTATCCTTAGCCCCACTACCATTAAAGTAGGCCCCAGAGACTCAAATTTATTTAACTTTTCTAATCCGGTAGGGTTTACTGGCGGCATCTTATGGGCCTCTGAGCAGCCGAGAAATACGATTGCAGTTGACCCGATTATCCGTAATGTTTATGAAGAAGAACCTGCGGTAGCTATACGCACTGTATCTGTAGATAGATATGGTCAATTTTATAGTGTAGATAATCCGTTGCCAGTTCGCCTGTCCGACGGCAGTATCAATATAGAATCGCTAAACGCCAATTTAAGTGTCCAGTTAAGCCACCTAGATAACTTTCCAACTTTGGGGAATGTACACGATTCAGTTCGTATCGGTGGGCCTAATGGCACCGAACTAGTTGTAAATTTAGATGGCAGTATTAATACCCAAGTTACAAGCAGTGTCTTGCCTACAGGTGCAGCTACGGCAGCTAATCAAGTTACCCAAATTGGGCAGCTTACCGCTATAAACAACGCCATTAACGCCTTGCCCCAAAATAATATTATCTCCGGCACCGAAAACGGCCAACCCAATGGGCCAGAATTTGTTTTTGTAAATAACAGGGTACAGCAAATTTTAAAAGCTAAAGACAGGTCTATGGCGATAACTTATGCCGATTTTGGCAACAAAAACCAAAGAATCACTATGCTAGATTATACCGCACCTAGTATTGGAACTGGCCCAGGTTTTACAGCCAGGAAGACCATAGCGTACACGCAAGTGTCCGGTAAATATCGTAGAGATTCCATAACGTGGAGTTTAGTTTAATGGAGAATAGTCAATGAGAAAAACAAAAAGAGCTGATTTGCTTGCAGATGTAGTATCGGTCTACGACCAAACTAAGACTACGATTCAGGGTAGGGCTCAACAGAGCACTATCTCCGGCGTAGAAGTTTTGGGGCCACCGCGTAACAGGTTTGTAGACGTGTTTACGGACTCTGGTATAACTCCCGGACTAATGTTCTTATCTAGTAACGGTCGGCTTTTTGTTGCTGCATCCGCACCTACTAACGGCACTACATATGACACTTTGCCTATTTTGTGTTATGATTTTAATTTAAATACTGGTGCTACATCATATGTTGGCCGTATAGATATACAGTTGCCAAACGTAGCCGCCACTACCCATACCCTCAGAAGCCTTAAAGTTTACAATGATGCTGGAAACACTGGATGGAAAATTTGTGTTACCACTGTAGCTAGCGTAGTTATTAACGGCGGTTTGTTTGTAGCTAATTCTATTGATAAATCAGATTTTGTTACTATTGGATTCCCGACTATTCCAATGGCTACTGGTACGAACCAAAAGGCAGTTTATTTTTTGCAAGATCCGGCTAATATAGGTGTAGGACAATTAAATATTGCATCTGCTGGGTCTGTGCTTGATCAAGGCACTGGTCGTATATATGTTCATAATGGTGTTGCTGCAACTCATCAATATTATGTTTATGATCTTACCGCAACCCCGTCGGTGGCCACAAGCAGTGTGTCTGTTAGTGTCGGATCACCTGGTATTGTATCGCATGCTGGACATACATTTTTAAATAACGACCCAGTAGTATTTACCTCGGGAACCCTGCCTACCGGATTAACTGTAGGAACCGTTTATTTTGTTAGGAACCCTGTGGCCGGTGTCAGCTATGAATTATCCGCTACCTCTGGCGGCGCATCCATTAATACCACAGGCTCACCTTCTGTTAATGCTGTAATAGCTAGGGCTTGGGGCACTACCGGCTCTAATTGGCTGCATAAAACAGGTAACTTGCCGGCATTAACTGGTACATTGCTACTAACAGATTCTGAAGATTTTGCCTTACCGCAGCACACATCTAATTCTGGATTTAGTTGCGCTTTTTTCGCAACCACCACAAACCTATATTTAGGTAGATTATCAGAGTTAACATCTGGTGCTACGACATGGCCTTCATTAGTGACTGCCAACCAATTAGGAGCACCCAATGAAATAATTAATACCGCGGCACTTGCTGCAGGTTGGTCTAATTCACTTGACAGGTGCGTATTTTCACTCAGTCAGTCTAGATATGTAATGAAACAGGTCATCAATAACGTGATAGATCGACGTTTTGGTACTACCAATATCTCGATTTTAGAGGGGACGTCGGTAGAACCTGTAGATTTTGGCCCGCTAACTTCTACTAACATAGACCTAGAAGAAGGTTGGATGGCAGTAAATAGTACTACTGCCGGTCAGCGCGGTATTTTTTTGATCGACGCGCGTTCGGATAGGCTACTTGATTACTCGTATATTGTAACTAAAGTGCTAGATATTAAAGACCAGGAGTTAAAAACAATAACTTCATTGCGGGCTTATTCATCTTTTACTACCGGAATCTCTGTACAATACCGCACATCTGGTTTTGGTAATATTACAGGCGGTTGGATTGATATTGAAAGCAATAAAGACATATCTATTCCTAGTGCTAACCAAATTCAGTTTAAGATTAAATTTAATATATTGACCCGCCAGTCTACAATACCGCAACAAGTTAATGAACTTTTGTTAGAGCTTGAGTCTCTGTTTGGAATATCAGACAATTGGGAGTTTTCTGATGATTTTTCAGACAATACTTCCCCGTCTCGCACGGCGTTCCGTCTTAAAAAGACTTACGCCTCTTCTGTACCAGTTTTATATTATAGAGCGTATGATTTAAGTGACGTACTATTGGTTAACCATAATACAAATGCTAATGCGTCTAATTTTCAATATTCTACCGATAATGGTATCACATGGTTGCCGCTTGGAACTATACCAAATACAGTAGGTACTCTGATTCGGTATACCTTTACATCGCCGCCTGGTGTAGATATTAGACCATCACTGAAGGAAAGCTAATCTATGCCTAATATACTGGTAAATAATAACTTTTACCAAGGCACTAGCCAAGCATGCCTATTGGACTTAACCCCACCCACTTTTGCTGGGATAGCTAGTGCTACTGTTCAATCACGGGGTCAAATTAGAACTACATGGGCAGCAGCCACAGACACTACTCCCCCTGTTCATTATGAGGTCTATATTCAAGCATCTACGCCTACCAACTTGTTTAACACTGCTAATATTGTGGGCATGACCGATAAGCTTCAATTTGATACATGGACTACGCCAGATGGTGCGTTTTTGGTTAATGGCACCACTTACTACATGGGCGTTCGTGCTGTTGACGCCGTTGGCAATCGCGATGCTAATTTAGTATCCATTGGTGTTATTTCGACCGGTGTGTTTACTAGTGCCGACGTCTATAAAACGGAAGGCGCGTTTGCTATCAGTCCCACAAATCAATTACAGGGCACACTTTGGTGTCTCAAGAACTCTATTTTGGCTAAAACCGGTAATGCTGTTATGGGTACTGCCAGCTATCAAGTATATGATAAAACTGGGGCTCCAATAGTAGGCATGTCTGAATCTGGTATTACTGCAGATTCTAACGGGCAATATAAAATTACTCCAGTGGCATCTACACTCAATTTATCGCTAGATCATTACATGATTAAGGTTGATATTACAGTCGATGGACAGGTTAGAGAAGGATACGTGCCCATTATCCAAGAAGCTCCAAAGTATGACATCTCTGGGTTATTCTTTATAACTGATGCCAATCAATTTGACGGTGCATTTTGGGTTTCTGCGGATGAAGTAATTAAAACGTCTGGATTGGGCACTGCCAGCTATCAGGTGTTTAACCAAAACGGGGATATCGTGGTTGGAATGTCCGAGACTGGCATAGTGGCAGATTCAAATGGCGTTTTTAAAATTACGAGCATCCCAAACTTACTGACCGGCAACTACTCTGGGTATTCCGTTAGGGTTACTATGGTAGTTGATAGCATTACCAGAGTAGAAATGTTTGCCGTACAGGTACAGTCAAAACCGTACGAGCCAAAAGCTCAGTTTTCAATCAATGCTCTAAATCAATTCCAGGGTGTTATTTGGGTCCAGCGCGGATCAGACCAGATTGAAATAGGAGGTCTCGGTACGGCAAATTACACTGTTTACGACGCTAATGGTATTCCCGTAACTGGATTAACTGAAAGCGGCATAGTTGCAGACGCTAACGGGAGATTTAAGCTAACCCCAGTGCCAGCTACACTTTTAACTGACCTGACGCACTATAGTGTTAAAATCGGCGTTGTGGTGAATGGTATAGAACGAATAGCCTATAAAGGGTTCACACTTCTAGGTACATAACAATGCCAGTAACTACTAAATGGCTCGCACAATATGACTCTGAGGAAAGCCAAACTCTAAAACAAGACTCGTCGCAGCGTTTTATTGTTAATAACGGGCCTGAATGGCAAATTATATTTGGTCCTAACTCTGCATTTTCATCATCGTCTCAGATTTTAAAAATAGCTGCACAATTTGACACGGATGATTTCTCCAGTATTAAGTTTGCGGCATATTTGTTTAATACCGCTACAGGCAGTATAGATAATGCTGGGTCATGTACGTTTAAAATCTACCGCGTTCATCCACCAGATTGGAGCGAAAGCCTTATTGTTACAATACCTGGCAGTCAGCTATCTAACCACTATTTTTTTTCTGATGTGCTTAGTACCTCTCTATCTCCAGCAGAGCTAGATGGGGATAGCACCCTTATGATTGAAGCCACCGTGGTAAGGCTTGGTCAGACTTATCGGGATAGAATTTATGTTAATCATCTTGGCGTTTATGATAGTATCGTAAGATTGCGTAACGATATAGAGTTTTTAGATATTACTAAAAAAGATGAATAAAGAGGTGTATTATGAGAAAATTTGCCATAATTAATAATTTTACCGTCACAGAAATTAAATACTTAGATGAAGATGGATACCGTTTAGCAGCTTCCAAATACGAGTTAGTAGTAGATATCGAAGACCTTTTGGTTCAACCTGATGTTGGTTGGGTATTGCAAGGCAACCATTTGGTGCCGCCACCTGGCTATGGAACCGATCTCGCATCTATCATCAATGCTCGAATTAAGCATTATCAGGAAAAAGCACCGGAGATGTTGCGCAATCTGTATACCGCAAACACACTACTTGGTATTACTGTCCAACAATCTGATGCTATGTTTGATGATTATCAGGACGTGTTAATCAGAATTCGCGAAGGGGCTTGGCCAACGGCGCTTTATCGCCTGTCGCAAAAGCAGCCTTCCGGTTTTGTGACGCAGGAAATGATCAATAACTGGATTTCTGTTTTACAATCTGGGATACAGTAATGAAAACCCTTACAATAGGATTTTCAAAACCAATAAATAGATTTATGCCCGTGGCTAGTTGGCTTATAAGGGCATACATGGGTACTAAATACAGTCACATTTACATCAAGTTTTTTTCCGACAAATTATCTACTAGTATCATATACGAATCTGTAGGTGTTGGCGTAAGATTTATTGGGTTTGAGATGTGGCAAAAATACGCTAAGCCAGTGGACGAGTTCGTAATTGTTGTGCCTGATGATTGCTACTATAAGATTATGAAATATTGCGTAGATAACGCAGGAAAACCTTACGATGTTATGCAAAATCTAGGTATTGTAATTGCAAACCTGTTTTCGCTCAAATCAAACCCTTTGTCTAAAGGAGCAGATAAGTCAAACTGTTCCGAAGAAATTGCCAGAATTTTAATAAAGCTAGGTTATCACATAGAAAAATCTCCTGATCTTATAACTCCGCGAGATTTATATGAAATTTTGTCGGAAAACGGGGTTTTTAATAAATAGTTGATATATAAAGCTAATACCCTAATCTTTATAATATGGCGCGAGAAGACCAAATTGATAAATTACAAGAAGACCTGAAAGAAATTGCGTGTAAGCAGGATAAGCAGCTTGAACACTTGAATGCTATAAATATATCGATGGCAAGGCAAGAAACTGCTTTTTTAGCGCACCTCAAGCAAGACGAGCAAATGTACGCTGAGATGCGGGATATGAACGAAAAGCTAGAAGTTTATAATAAAGAATTAGCTGTCCATATTGCCGGTGTACAAGAATTAAGAAAATCCAATAAACTTTTAGAAAAAAAGATCGAGATCCTCCAAGATATGTGGGAATCTGAAAAAAAGCTGACGGAAGCGAGAATAAATAAGTTAGAAGAACCTAGAATATGGCTTTCAATGTCTAAAAAATATCTTCTTTTTTTGGCTGCAATTGCCGGAGCTATTGCTGCTATTCTAGGCGCGATAGAGGCGATTAAAAGTATTTAGCTATCGTAGTCCAACTACCGTAAAAAACAATCCCACCGATTTGTTTTTTAATCCATCATATCGTCTACCCATTGGGCTTCTCCTTGTTCTGTTAATTTATATAATTTTTCTAATAAATTTTTTGCATCTTCTTCATTAATGATTAGATCATTTTTCTTATAACTCTCAATCAAAGACTTTATGCTTTCTTTTGTTATACCTGGGGATTCTTCTGGGTATTGATTGATAATACTATGTGGCGGTATTTGTTTTAAAAGTCTGGTTTCGCCACATTCAGAACACTTTGGCTTAACATATGTTTTAAACTCATAGCCGCAGTATAGGCATTGTATTAACATCATAGCTGCACCCAACTATTTGATTGAAATAATTTTAATGCCGTATCGCTTAAATTCACTGCCTTCTGATCAATATTGATGGCGCAGGCAACCCAATAAGCAATGTTGGCAATATATCTTTCTGTTGTGTAAAATAAACAGTAATTCCTAATAAAGTCTATAGTCCAATATAAAATGTGTTCGTGGCTAATAGCCCTGTAGGCAATGTCAGCGGCTTGAAACATTTCTTTGTAATTTTCTTTTGTAGGATCGGCCAGATATCTGCGCGCTGTAGTTATGACCTGCCTAGGTCTATTGTCATTTGGGTATTCATTTTCAAAAATGGGTAAAACTTGTTCAGCTAGTTGCAGTGCTGTTTCATGCGATAAATGCGGCAGATTGAGGACAGTCACGTGGCCAAACTGCAAAATCTTGTTTGGGATTGATTTGTTAAGTGTTATTTGCACTGACCGGCACTCCTTAATCGATAAGCTTTATATAGTCTAAACATACCAACAATGGTCATTATTTTAATATTGTGCTTATATACTTTAGACTTACCAACAATCTCTTTCCAATATTGCCGCCTTAAATGCACATTATCCCATGCATCAAAAAGCTGAAGTACAATTGGAGCTATCTTTGCAGCCACTTGCCTTTTTTTGTCCAAAGCTGCCGCTATTTCCGCTGGGGTGTGTTTTGATAAATAAGCTAGTTGTCTAGTTCTCTCTATTTCTTTTAGTTTTTTATCTTTTATTCTGGCCGCTTTAATATATTCATTTAACATTTCTTGGCTGTATAGTAAAGTATCGTGAGCAATTTGCCCAGCCATCACAATATCATCATCTCTGTGTACAAATGCGCTGGCAATGGCTGGATTGTTCCTGCTGTCTTGTATAACAACAGTTTTAACATTAGCGTACTTACGATGCAGATCGCTAACAAATGCCGCTCCTTTTTGATCAGCACTGTTTTGTATAAAAGCAAGGTCCACCAATGTTTTAGAATAATCAAACACCTGAAGTTTGCGTCTGGCATTATCTACACTGCTTTCTACGTATACGCAGTAATTTTTAGAATGAAAAAATATGGCCAGTCCAGAGGCTATTTGCGGGTCGTCTTCTACTATAAGTACAACTGGTTTGTCAGTATTTAATAGCTTATCGCTTAGCATAACTGCACCCAACTATTTAATTTCATTACATTTAATTTGTTGTCCCGAATTTTTATTTTATGTTGCTTAATTCTGATCGACTTGGCGGCCCAACTGGCAGCGGTGTTAGCTCTATACATATCCAAATATGAGCCGCTGGCAGTGTAATAGGTAGCCAGGACAGCGTGATAGGTGGCTATGGCAGCGTGATAGGCATCCCAATAGTCATCGGGTTTAATGTTGGGATTATTAAGGGAAGTATTGGAGGCGGAATGGATAGATTTAACAACGTTTGCGGCAGCCTGTCCGGACGCGATCCAATTATCTTCTGTGCGGTCAGCCATATATCTACGGGCTGCAGCAATAGCCTGCCTGGGCCCGCCCTCTTCGGGAAACATACTTTCATAAATAGGTAAAACTAATTCAGAGAGCTGCAGCATGGTTTCTGTGGAGAAATTAGGCAGGTTTGCAACGGTCAAGTGACCGAATTTTATAATATGATCTGGAATTGATTTATTAAATTTAATCACAGTTGCACCCAACTATCTGATTTCATTAATTTTAATTCAACATTCTGAAACTTTACATCCCACTGATCAATATTGATGGCGTAGGCAGCATAACAAGCAGCAGCACCGTATTGAATAGGAGCCCAATAGGCGGCGTAGGCAGCAAAGGCAGCGTAATAGTTACCATGTTTTTGAGCCTCAGTAACAGCATTGTAAGCAATAAGGCTTTTTTTTACTAAATATTTATTTTTTTTTATTGTAGGGTTGGCAAAATATCTGCGCGCTGCAGTTATGACCTGCCTAGGCCTATTGTCATTTGGGTATTCATTTTCAAAAATGGGTAAAACTTGCTCAGCTAGTTGCAGTGCGATTTCTTGCGATAAATGCGGCAGGCGTGTAATAGTTAGGTGAGCAAGCCGTAAAACATTATATGGTATTGTTTTTTTGATACTCATAATCAGTTTAATTATACCATAAATAATTAAAACCCCAAAGCCTAATCTTATTAATACACCACAAAAAATATAAAGGTCCACAATTGGATAAGTATACGTTTTTAAAGCAGTTTATATCAAACTTCTTGCACGGTAAAGAAAATGCCGAGGCTATTATACAGTCTTTAGCTGATGAATATGAACGTAGGCAAGAGTTATCCGTAGCCGTCAATAACCAGTTGTATATATCAACATCATCTGATGTTTATCTGGACAAAAACCTTACAAGTGTGGTAGTGCGCCCAGCAGAATTGGGGGTAGACGACCTGGCTTTTAGAAAACTGGGGATACAATTAAAAGCCACAAAACAGATATCAGAAGCTGTCCACGCCATATTGGAAACGTTTTATGGTGAAGAGTCAGTCAGGGCATATACCACTTGTGCTAACCCCGCGCCCTATTTCTTTGAACCAGGGGACGATTTAATTATATCATTAGAAAACGGCGAAAAATTTACCATAACGGTTTCCCCACAAGATTTTGTTAATATTCAGCAAGCCACTGCTAAAGAAGTTGCAGACCTGATAACAAGGGCCATCAGGGCCAGAGGTCTAAAGGGATATGCCCAAGAATTTTTAGACGTTGATACTGGAAACAGGTTTGTTAGAATATTCGGCGGTGCCAGGGGACCATATTCATTTGTACAAATACACGGTGGAAGAGTGCAAAATGAGATGGAGTTTCCTGAAATTAGAGACACAAACCTGCCCGTAAATAACACCGTTTGGGAAATAACTAGGACTTCTGGACAAACCCACCGATTCCGATGGGTTTCTGGCAGTAAGCCTTTGCTTGAAAATGTGTTGCCAGGCGACTCATCTTTAATATACGGCAACGGGTTTGAGAGTGTCGGAATAGCCGGCACATTTGAGGTAACGGACGTATCACCAGCCGGAGCAGTGCCTGCTATAAATTCTGGCTGGTTTGAAATAACTATCCCTAATTTTGCTGGGTTACGTACAACTCCACCTGGTCAATTGCCAGCACCAAATACACCGCCGATATTCTATTCATTTACGGTAGCCCAGACTTCTTATAATGACTTAAAGTTTTTTTTACCAAAGCGCAATACACCGTACGGGCAAACCAGGTACGCTTTGGCGTGGGAGCCGGATTCCAACAAGCTCAAAGTGTATGTTCCCGCTACTACTAAAGTAGTTAAACGTGATTTAATTGGAAGCGCTCATTTACACTTATTATACCCAGAAACTACCTTTAATGGCTCTTTTGGTAGTTCAACTAATATAGAAGCGAAAGTACAAGTAATAAACGACAGGGCCATAAGATACCGACAAGCAGGATACGATCATTACGGGACTGGCGGAACATTAAGCTATCTAAATCCCAATCTTATAGAGGTAGATATAGATTATGTATTTAGAGAAAATGGCTATACAACCGTAGTTACATCGACTCCGCACGGACTCCCGACCGTACCGTCTAGTGTTCCCAATTTGTTTTATACAAACCTTATAGTGAATGTGAGCGTAGATTTGGTTTTAAAAGACGACCCAGACAAACCCTTTTTAGGGGCCTACGTGATAGATCCACAAGCTAATTATACATTAACTAGCCAGGTAGGAAACTTTAGGGAGCGCGTATTCGCTGGGGAATATAAAAGAACTTTAGTAATTGAAGGAACAATAGAAAATACTCAAGGCAATTTATGGCTAGACTTAAATAAAACTACCGAAGAAGGTCCGGTTCCATACTTGTCGTCGCAAAAAATTGGTAACACAATTTCTGCACCCATACTAGAAATATCGCAAAATGGCACTAATATAGTAGTAAATACACAAGAGCCACATTTTTTAAAAGAGAAGCAACAGATCGTTATAACCGGTACTGTAAACTTTAATGGGGTTTGGTCCGTTGAGTCCGTGCCCGATAGTGATACTTTTACTTTAATATCGTCGGTTCCGCTCACAGTCACAGAAAACACTGGTACTGTAGCACAAGAATCGCCGCGCGGATTTTCTATCGTAATTATAGACCCAGCATACGCTTTTAAAAAAGATCACGATATTGGTGCCGATGCTACGGTTATGAGTGATTCTAAGGCCTACGAGCCAAGCCCTGATGGGACTGATTACGGGTTTTATGTAACCGGCACATCAGAAGGCAGGGTTTTTGCGGAATCTATTATACAGGAAGTGTTAGCTTCTGGTATAACATTTGAAATCATAGTTATTTATCCCGACGATACTGGGTTCGGTCACTATTTTGAACCAATCGGTGGCCTAAAAGTCAATGATTCCGAGTATGTGTGGGGTGCATAATGAGAAGCTTTTTACACACCGGAGCAAGTTTACAAGTAAAAATAGTGCATGAGGGCGATATAGAGAAAACTATAGGTTATGCTACTGGGCTTACTTTCACTGTTTCTCAAGGCCAGAAGATGATTTATACCGTAGATAGTCCGTTCCCTCAAGAAATAGCCCAAGGAGCTGGCCCTAGTTTTGTGAGAGGTTCTATGATGCTATTCTTGCCAAAAGGAACCACTATGGAGCGAGCTGGCTTGGTGCCATACAGACAAGACGCGGTAGGTTTGCCCAATATGGCGGCTAGTAAATTTTTTGGCTTGCGTATATATGATAGGGCTACTACCGAATTAGTATTATCCGTAGATTACTGTAAGGTTTCCACATACACTGTTTCAATGCAAAGCAGACAGGTTGTCAGAATATCCGTAAATTTTGAGGGCATATACTTAACACCTGGTAACGGAGTGTAGAAACCTAATCTTATGGTATATAAGGATAAATATGGCAATTAAACGAAGGCTAACCGGCTATAGCGGTTTCAGATTAGACTTACCACATATCCGTTCATTAGAATCGGCAGTTGCAGCCGATTTTGACGATATGCTAAGAGGTCTAGTGACTGGGTTAGGTAGACCGTATGTTATACGCGGGTTTCGGTTAAAAATACCTAATGCGTCAGTTCCAGTACAGACATTACAAATTGAAGTCGCAGATTCAGCCATTTTAAATTCTACAGCCACAGAACCGGGGACTATACTAAGTGTACCTGCTAACACTCCCGATGAAATACTTTCTACGCAAAACGAAAATGTACTAGGGGCTTTTCAAAACGGTGTAGTTAACTATGTTTCACTGGATTATATCAGAGAAACCGATAACTCCACAGTTGATAATACTGCAGGATGGTCCCCCGCAGAGCAGTTAGAATATCAGCGGTCTGCACCAATAGGACGTATTCTTAAATATAGGCTAGTAATCAATACCAGCGGGCATGGCACTAGGGCACCACTATACAATATTAAAGTTGGAACTAATGGCAATTTTGAATGGGCTGAAGACGCTAGGGAAATGCTGTTTAGCTTAGGTACCGGCGGTGCCAGCCCTAATCCGTTAAACTCATTTAATTATAAAAATTTAATAAACCCACAAACTGGCACCATTAGAGAGTGGGTAAATCAAAATAGCTCATTGCCTGGTCCTAGAGCTGTGGCCGCTGGCGCACCCGCAGCTGCATTTGATTACGGTGACAGAAGCATTACCTCCTTGCGAGAATGTTTAGCCGCTATATACACTAGATTTAAAGAAATATCTGGTTCTGATTATTGGTATATTGATTCTGGATTTACCGGCACGGGATTAAAATTAAAAGATGTTTGGTGGGATAGCATAGGGTCCGCCATGACCGCAAACGGTTCCTTAAGCTATAACATGGTTTTAGAGGCCAGTACCCCTAGCTCTGGTGCTTTCCAAGCCTTTCCGTATGACCCATCTATTTTACCTGGCGATTCATACGTAGAAGGTTTTACTTCTGGTGCTAAAGCAGTAGTTACCAATTTTAACAATTCGCAATTAATTATCAATTCCTTAACCGGCGGCACTTTTGTATTTGATGAAATATTAAGAAATCGAAGGCTATTTAGACCAGACCTGTCAAAATACATTTTATCCGATGTATCTTATAACTCTAGCAGATGGGGAAGACTTAGGAGAGTTGCCTTAGCTAGCGGTCCGACAGTTGATATAGCATCCTGGACATACAATAACGTTTCCGGTTCAGATTTATTTTATTCAGAGGTAACCATTACCACTACCACTCCACACGGGTTTAATGTAGGAGATACAGTATCGGTATTCGGTTTAACTCTTACTAGCAGCGACCCTGCGCCAAATGCAGTTTTTTTAGTAGAGTCTGTAGGCTCACCCACCACTTTTTCTGTACGCAATCCCTTTCCTCTTACTGGCGTAACGGGTGTTTTAGTTTCTCCTAACAATGGTGTTCGTTTAGATGCTTTAGACCGGCATCCTTACATGCCTACATTTAACGTAGCGTCATGGTCATACGCCGGTCTGACCGCCAAACTAGTCGTACCAGGCCATAACTTTGTTTCTCCTGTGATTACGACTGGTGATACTAATACGGGTTCACCGATCATTACCGCCATTCCTTCGACTGCGGGGTTAAAGATCGGGATGGCTGTGTCAGGCGCTGGGATACCAGCGGGCGCAGTGGTAACCTCTATAGTGTCGTCGTCTTCGGTAGAGATTTCTCAGAATGCTACCGCTACGGCTTTGGCGGTTCCCATTACATTTAAAGACCAAATAATGGTCAAAGGGCTGGTAGCTACTACCAATGCCCCAAACGGAAAATTGGCTGTAGAATCTTTAGGTCCTGGTGCCAATGAAATAAACGTAAATCTTGCAGTAACTCCTACTGGTACAGCTACAGTATCTAATGCAAAAGCTATGCCGTGGGCGCATCAGTTTGCATTAGACGTTACAGGCAGTGTAATAGAAGAATTTAACGTTGGCGGGATTGATGCAGTCTCTATTTCGCCATATTCTCTGGTGTACCTAGTTGGGCCAGATACGCTACCAGGTTTAGGTAACGCTGGGGGTGCGATACAGCTTGATGGCGTAGTAGCAGTTTCTACAGTTGTAAACCCTGTTAGAGTAACCACGATTACTAACGATGGTGCCGGTAATTTAACAGTAACTACCCTGGTACCGCATGGGCTTAGCACAAACCCTGGTCCAGTTTCTTTCACTATATACGGTAATCCTTTAGATTCTATCTATATCCGCACTTATTCTGCGGTTGGCATAAACGTATTGACACCGACTCAGTTTGTTTTAGTTGGCACTGGAATAATTTCAGTGGCCAGTTATACAAACCCATCTAACACACACGATACTTTTATTAAATTTGCCCAAAATCCTTACGCCGGTCCAGTCGCTTGGGACGCAGATATTGTAGTTAAGGGTATCATTGGCGATAAATTGTTTGTTATCCCACAAACTGCAATTGCAGAAACTACAGCTACAGACGCTAATGTTTCACCAATTGCTAACCAATTTAACACAAATGGGGTTACTGGCACAGTATACCTGAGAAACGGAGACGTTGCTTATGTTATACTTAAGCGCGATAAGTTAGTGTCTAACGGCGCTAGCTATAGCACTACCGGTGGCGCAACAGTAGTAGGCCCGACACCGCCAGTAGATGAAAACGGCAATAACTTGGTGTCCGGTGATTACGTAAAATGGGAAGGCGAAGAAGAAAACCGCTGGTTAAGAATAGCCGGCGTAATAGGCACTCCGGTTGTTACTAATAGCTTTACTTTAGTAGATGATAGCGGCCAAGCCCCATCGACTGCCCATAGACCGGCGAAATCAGGCAAATTAAAATATTCTAAAGGCATATACAACACAATCAAAGTTAAGAAGCATTGGCAGGTTGATTCAAGCGGAGATGTATACTGGATAGCGTTTAGGCGCGACAACGGTTCAGCTACTTCTAAAGCGTACCTAAGAAACCTAGAATTAGAATTGGGTGAGGTTAGGCAAGTCAACGATAATGAACCCAGCAATTTGCTGACGTACACCGGCGCTGGTTCTGAAGCCGCAACAAACCCAAACTATTCAGTTATTCAATCCGTTGGTCAATACCAATACACTCAAGAGTTGGAAGTTGAGCAGGTAGATCAAAAGACCAGAATGGTTACATTTGTATCTGGTCCAGAGCTTAATTTTTCTAAAAACGATAGGGTAGTAAAAACAGTTGGTTTAACGACTTATATTTTTACTGTTAAACATACAATAAGTTCCAGGACCGTTGTGTTTAATGAAGATGTTAGCAATCTGTCACCTACCGATGAAGTCACCTATTATAGATTAAACTACAATATTAATGACTCCGATAATCTAACCCTTGGTCTTAGAAAAGAAGATAGGGAGCTGGCCAAAATAAACACCGCTCTAAACAGGCCTATTTACGACGAAACTGTCTTTATCCAGCAGATGGATTTGTCGGGTACAGGAACCATCCGAAGCGGGTCCTATATTTACAAAGGATCGCAAGACAACCCCACCGCACTTGCCTGGGTTCTTCACGGGAACGCTCCCGTAGTTGAAACTATTGAGACCGCACCAATCACTATGCCAGGCGGTCACGTTTCACTTGGACCAAACTCTATCTTGGTCCACATCATTTCCGGTTCGTTTAACGACGGAGATGCACTGTCCCAGAACGGCGTTGTCACCTCTAGGACAGTGAATAACCCAGGCAACCCACCTTTTACAGCTCCTTCAGTGGCCACAAACGTAGAAATAGTATTGCCACCAAATCGTAGAACCCAAGTTGTAGGCTCTGCTTATGTTGTTTTCGGTACTCACTCGCACTATAAAGCGTCCAATGACCCAAATCTTACCGGCGAAGAGCTTCTGGTTCTTTATAATGGTATTGTAAAGCAGGCTGACAGAGACTACGAAGAAACTTTTGGTGGCCCAAAAGCCAAAATACGTTTTCTGCAAGCGACAGGTGGCAATCTTTATTTAAGAAGCCGTGTATTACCAGCTTACGGCTCTGCTGTAGCCGCTAAAGCAGGAGATGTTACGCTGCAATCTGCCTATAATGGCGGTAGAATCATAAACCTAGCTTCCCTCTTACCTGTCGAAATCAATGCAGCCAACCCATCAATAGGGGAAACGGCACTCAAGATAGCTGGCTCTATAGAGATCGATGGTGGTGCTTCACAGCTAGGCGGTATTTTTGGTATATCTGACCAGCAATTTATAATTGGCAGAGAAAATAATAAACCAAAAGCAACTTGGACTGCACTTCAGGCTGTTAAAACCCATACATCTCACCCTGGCTCACAGGTTAATTATAAAACCGCTGCACAAACAGTCGTTACTAATACTGGTACAACGATCACGGGTTCAGAGATTACTTTAGCCGACAATAGAGCTATTAGGGTTAAGATATCAGCTACGGTTAGGCGAAGTGACGGCACTAATGGCACTGGCTCTTTTAGTATTGAGGGTACCTTTTATCGTGAGGGCGGCGCACCTGTAGCAGCCGGATTCCCTATTGCCAACAGTTTTGGTGCTAGTGGTGATGCATTGACTTACAGCTTACTTTTCGGCATAAACGGCAATGATATTGTAGCCGTAGCCTACGGGGCAGCCGGCGCACCCACACAATGGGCTCTAACAATCGAGTGGCAGTCGGTCAGCTTATCGTCCTAAGCGCAGCAATTAGGCGAGTCTGTTTCTATAGTTACATCGTATCGCAGGAGGCCGTCTTGTGTGACTATTGTAGGGCCTGCAATATCAACCTTGTAACCTGTTCCCCAACCTTCTAGTTCGGCCTGTTCATTGACGATATTAGATATGTGATTTTCTATATCCTTTAGGGGTAGGCCTATCGCGTCCATATAGCTAAACTTATATAATATCATATAAATTTCAATTGATATAATTCAGTACGCTTCGGTACACAAAGTCACTGTCATTGTTTAATTCATCTAGCTCGTCTTCGGTCAGCTCAGTCCCGTCAGACCAGGCCGCTTTTGTGATATAAGCGTCGCAGAAGTCTGGGTAATCACTAGTGTTTATGCCTTCTACTTCTACGTCTAAGATATCTAAATTTTGTCTTTTTTCTTTAAAGTTGCTCATAAATCCTCCATATCCATGTTATCAAATCTATTCAATAAAGCAAGTATATAATTAACTATATACTATATACTATATACTAAAATATAATCTAGTTCTTATTTAGTTACTTTAACGTCGCATTCTGGTTCCCATGCAGTTATCATACCGTCACATTCTGGCTCGTCGTAATACTCTACATTAAAGTATTCTGGTGGCTGCATACCATTTTCTTCTAGGTCTAGTAGTATATTAGAGCACATCGTATCATCTATTTCATTACAATTTATATGATTGCGAATGCTTTTTTTAAGAATTTCTATCATTTGTGATCTCGTCATTTTTTTAGCTCCTTAGCTATCCAACTTTCTATTGTGCTTAAACTGACAGGCGTGTAATTATTGGCAGCGACTCCTACGTCATACTGCCTGTCAGTCTTATAATCTTCATTGTTTTGCTTATGAACATGTCCATGCAAGTGAAAATCTACAGTTAAATCTTGGCTAGTAAAACGCTGGTTCTTAAATTCTCCGTGCCAATTTTCTCCTGGTTTCAACCCTCGCTCCATATCCTCTCTTTTTATGCCTGGTAGCGGGCAGTGACTCATAGATATTCTTTTATCCCCTAAATATATGATAGCAGAATTTAGCACAACATCAAAACCTAAATTATACATAGCATGACTGTTTTTGTCGTGGTTGCCTAATACCAAAACTTTAGTGCCATTTAGCTGCGCTATTACCTTTCCTAGCTCTTCTGATTTACATAGTCCCATATCGCCCAAAAAATAGCATATTCCATTATTTGGCACTGTACTGTTGTAACGACTTATAAGGCTATCTGCCATATCTTGAACATTCCTAAATGGTCTATTATCAAATTTAAGTATAGAATGGTGGCCTATATGCCAGTCTGAAGTAAAAAATATTTTTTTAAGGTTGTTCATGTGTTTTAATAGTCTGTTGATATGTGAGATTCAGATAATTTTTGATTGCTTTAATATTTAAAAATTTTAAATATCATAAGCCAGACATTTCTAAGTTTTTTATATGGTCGATCAAGTTTAGCACTTCTTCGACGTGCTTTTGTAACTCGTCTGTGACTTCATTCCCAATTACCATTTCATTAAGATTCTTTTTAGCTTCTTCTGAAGTTATTTTTTGTTTTATTAGATCAACACATATTAAGCACATTATACACCACCGATTACATAATATATTTAAAACCAAAAATTATAGTAACTATTGCAAAATACATTGTTTTTGTTAAAAACCTGAGCTTAAATTCTTATTTTTCTCCAGTGAGTTTAGCATGTAGGTCTGAGCGCAAATTAGGGTTTTTGGCTATGGCTTTGCGGACATATTCTTCTGGATCATTCACGAGTTTGACTTGGTGGTCGGGGTGTAGGTTGGGGTTACTAGCGATGGCTGCACGGATATATCGGTCTGAATCATTTACGAGTGTAGCGTGGTAGTCGGGGTGCAGGTTTGGGTTGCGCGCGATGGCCCGGCGGACATGCTCATCTGGATCATTCACAAGTGTAGCGTGGTAGTCGGGGTGCAGGTTTGGGTTGCTGGCGATGGCTGCACAGACATACCAAATTGGATCACTCACGAGTTTGTCGTGGAGGTAGGGGTGCAGGTTTGGGTTGCTCGCGATGGCTCGGCGGACATATTGATTAGGATCATTCACGAGTTTGGCGTGGAGGTATGGGTGCAGGTTGGGGTTTTGGGCGATTGCTAGGAGGACATATTCCTCTGAATCATTTACGAGTTTTGCCTGAAGATCGGGGTGCAGGTTGGGGTTGCTGGCGATGGCTGCGCGGACAGTCCAATGTGCATCATTCACGAGTGTAGCGTAGTGGTCGTGGTGTAGGTTTGGGTTTATGGCGATGATTTTGCGGACATATTCATTTGGGTCATTTATGAGTTTGGCTTGCAGGTCGGGGTGCAGGTTGGTTTTTATTGCGATGGCTGCACGGACATTCTCATATGGGTCATTCACGAGTTTTGCGTAGTGTTTAGGGTGCAGGTTGGGGTTTCTGGCGATGGCTTCGCGGACAAGCCAGTTTGCATCATTCACTAGTTTGGCGCAGTGTTTGGGGTGCAGGTTTGGGTTTTTGGCGATGGCTCGGCGGACATATTCGTCAGGATCATTTACAAGTTTCTCTTGTAATTCAAAATTATCATTTAAGTCAGGTTTGCTTTTATTTTTCGTCATATTTTATCCTGCTCCAATATAATACCATAAATTAAATATTTTTACAAATATAAATTTTCAATATTTGTTGGTTTTTAAAGCCTATTAGGATCAGATAGTACTGCACCGACCTGCTATTTTTTATCACTTGCCAGATTGGCCCTAAGATCTGGGTGCAGGTTGGGGTTTTTGGCAATAGCTTCGCGGACAAATCGGTCTGGATCGTTCACGAGTTTGGCCTGTAGATCGGGGTGCAGGTTGGGGTTGCTGGC